ACCAACTGCTCTTTTATTTGGGTTAGCTTTTAACTCTTCCACTTCAGCAACTAAAAGTATCATTTCAAGTAATGTATCTATTCCTGTTTATTCTGGTTCAAATGTAGGTTGGGCAGGTGAAGTAGATGCTGCTTCTAATGGCGGTGGTACATTCTCAGAAGTAAACCTAGAACCTAAAAGACTTACTGCTTATATCGACGTATCTAAGCAATTCTTAATTCAAGACTCTAATAGTGCAGAAGAAATGCTAAAGAGAGATATTGTATCAGCTATTGCTAATAAACTTGAAGCTACTATTTTGGGTAGTGAAGCTGGTGATGCAAAGAAACCTGCTGGTATACTTAATGGTGTTACTGCTGATGCAGCTAATGTGACTTACAAAGATATTGTTAAGATGGAAGCTGATTTGGAAGCTAAGAATGTAAGAGGTAATATTAAGTTTATTGTTTCACCTTCTGCTAAGGCTGATTTAAAGACTACTGACAAGGGTACTGATACTGGTAAGTATCTGATGGAAGGTAATGAGGTAAACGGTTATCCAGTTCTTTGTACTTCTGCTGTTGCAGGTAAGGGTATTGTTTATGGTAACTTCGCTGATTTGGTTATCGGTCAATGGGGTGGAATTGATTTAACAGTAGACCCATATACACAGGCTGCTAACGGTAAAGTAAGACTTGTTATCAATGCTTACTTTGATGCTAAGCCTAGAAGGGCAGATGCTTTTGTGAAGAAGGTTTTAAAAGCCTAATTATAGTCTATTTAATAAGTAGTAAGCTATGTATATAACTTTAGAACAAGCAAAGAAACACCTGCTAGTAGATGAGGATTTTAGGGCAGATGATATGTACATTCTGGACTTAATAGCTGTAGCAGAGGATTCAGTATCTAAACATTTAGACATAGCTTTAGATGAATTAGAAGTAGGTGGTACTTTACCACCTGCTATAATTCACGCTATGTTACTAATGATAGGTAATCTTTATGCAAATAGAGAACCTGTTAGTTATGGTACAGTTGTTAAGATTCCCTATAGTTATGAATATCTGATAGGACTTTACCGTAAATACACAATTAAATGAGAGCAGGAACATTACATTATCCTATTACCATACAAGAACCTGTAGCTATTAAAGATGGCTATGGTGCTAATTCTATTGATTGGAGAGATGTTATTAGCACTAGGTCTAATGTTACTTATAACAGTGGTAATAGACAGAATCAGAATAATGAAATAGTTCATTCTTATACTGTAACCTTTACTGTTAGATATTATCATAAGGTAAATGAGAATATGAGAATCCTTTGGAATGGAAAGAAGTACAGGATTCTTAGCATAAATCCAGAATTATATAAGCAATCAACCACTATAGTAACTGAATTGATAAATGAATAACATAGAAGTAGATGCCAGACAGGTAGTTTCTATGTTTGCGGATTTGACTAGTAGGCAGCAAAGGCAGGTCTATAGAAGTGCTTTAAGAAAGGGTGCTGGTATCTTAGTCGGTGAAACTAAAAGACAGCTAAGGCAGACTTTAGGCAGGGCAGCTTCTAGTAGAAACTGGTGGAATGGTAAGACCTTAATAAGTGGAATCAAAGCTAATGCTGATAGAAACGGAGAAAAAGCTAAGGTACATATTATGGGTGACTTTAGATTAAAGTTCTTTGAAATGGGTACTAGAGTTAGAAGAACCACTGGTAGTAATACTGCATCTGTTAGAGGTCGGAATCCTATTAGAAGGCAGAGAGCAGCAGCCAATAGAGGTAGTATTAATGCAGCACATTTCTTTAGAACAGCTAAAGCCAATAAGGAAAGGGAAATCTTTGATAATATGGATAACCTTATAAGCCAGTCAATTCAGAGAATAGCTAATAGGAACAGACGATGAGTTTACAAGTAGGTAAAGCTATCTATAATATCCTTAGTAATGATGCAAAGATTATAGATAGTGTAGAACATAAAATTTACCCTTTAATAGCTGATACAGGTACTACATTTCCATTCATTGTTTATAGAAGAACAGGTATAGAACCATCTGATAGTAAGGATAGGTTTATATATAGTGAAAATACTTATGTGGAAGTGGTTATAGCTTCTGATAAGTACAATGAATCTATAGAAATTGCTGACTTGGTTAAAGATGCCTTACAAGGTAAGAAGGGTAACTATTCTGGTATTAACATACACGATATTAGAATGACAAATGCAGATGAAGATTACATAGAAGATACGTTCATTCAAAACCTTACATTCAACATAAAGACAAATGGCAGGACAAGTAATTAACGGTGGTGACTTAATGCTATTTATTGACGATAAGTCTATAGCATTTGCCACTAGCCACAAACTAAGTATAAATGTAGAAACAGTAGAAACCACTTCTAAGGATAGCGGTGGTAAATGGGTAGCTAAAGCAGCCAGAAAGATTAGCTGGAACTGTAGTACCGAGAACCTTTATTCTAATGATGGTGAAGGTATGACTTTTGACCAGTTATTTGATAAGCTGACAGCCAGAACACCTATTAAGGCTGTATTCTGCTTGGAGAAAGATTATTCAACAAAGAAGGACGAAGTGCCAGAAGGGGGATGGTTGCCAGCCACTACTGGAACATATTCGGGTAATGTTATTATTACAGCACTTGAAGCCAATGCACCTAATGGTGATAATGCAACCTTTACAGCTTCATTTGAAGGCGTGGGAGCACTTACAAAGGCTGCTACTGCTTAATATAGAGCCTTTATATCTCTAGGTTATGGAGGTGTAAAGGCTTCTTTTTTTAATACTTATTAATATGACTATTAAAGGACAAAACTACAAACTGAAATATACTCTTAGAGCCTTATTTATCTATGAACAGATTACAGGTAAGGCATTTGAGTTAAAGACTATCACAGATGAATATCTATTCTTCTACTGTGTCTTACTGGCTAATAATCCAGACAGTTCACTAACCTTTGAAGAACTGATAGAATCCATAGATGAAGATATGAGTATTATGCTGGAGTTCCAGAACTTCTTAAAGAAGGAACTGGAGAAACAACAGCTATTTATTACTAATAATGCAGATGCTAAAAAAAAGTCCTAACCACTAAGGAGATATATTCAACTTTAGTAATAGAAGGTGGACTAGACCCAGAATATGTACTAGACAAGATGCAGATGTATGAGTTAGAACCATTGATAAACAATTTACATAAGAAGGACAGGAATAGCTGGGAACAGGCTAGAATGATAGCTTATGTAATTGCACAATGTAACAGCACTAAGAAGTTAAAGCCTACTGATATAATGCAGTTTACTTGGGATAATGATACTACAGAAGAAACATCTATTAGTAATGAAGATATTAAGAGATTGAAAGAGAAAGCTAAACAATATACAATACACAATTAAATATGGCTGATTTAGTAACCAGACTACTTCTTAATAGTAGTCAATTCGATAATAATATAAGACGTTCCACACAACAAGTACAACAGTTTCAGCAGGTAGGCAGGAATATCACAGCCACTATAGGAAGATTTGCTGGTGTTCTAGGTATAGCTATGACTGCTGGAGAAGCATTTAATAAGGTTCTTAATTCCAGTCAGACTTTAGGCGATATGACAGCCAGTAATATGGCTGCTTTAAAAACTTCTGTGGATGAGTTCTTTTATAGCTTGGGTAGTGGAAATCTATCCAACTTTCTTACTGGTCTGGGAGATATGATAGATAAGGCTAAGGAAGCTTATGCTGCATTAGACCAGTTAGGAAACACACAAATTAGTTATGGTGTATTCAGTGCTAAGAGCCAGTCGGAAATAGCGGATGCACAATATATAGCTAAGAATAAGTTTGCACCTGCTGACCAAAGGAATGCTGCCTTTGATAAATGGAGAATAACACTACAGGAACAACAAGCAGCTAACATTAGGTTACAGGAAGAACTTATTAATTCAGCATCTAAAGCTGTAGAAGCTAGAACGAATGCTAATATTACTGTAACTATGGAAGATATGCTTAAAGCATTTGAAGCGGATTTGTTAGACCCTGCTAAGAGGGATGAGGTTAAATCTAGGGCTAAGAATGGTACAGCTAACTATCAAGCTAATGCTAAAAGAAAGGACTGGTCACAGGAACAGAAGGATGCTTTAGCTGAATCACAGAAGCAGAATCTTATTATTCATACTATGCTGGAAAAGTATAGTGATGATGAATTAAAGGATATAGCTGCAAAGATTCAGCAGTATTACCAGTTAAATTCAGCATTAAAGAGTACAGCCAGAGAATATAATGAAACTGCCAATGAATATAATAACAGTATGGCTAAGATGGAAGGTTTTAAGTCAGTAGAATCATTGGAAGGATTTAAAGTATTCACAGGAACTACCACCAATAAGACAGAAGTAAAGTTACCTGTAAAGCCTGTTATTCCTGCTGGTTCATTAGCAGAACTGGATGCACAGATAGCATCTGTAAGAAAGGAATTAAACCTAGCTATTAGTAATGAAGACAGGATAAGAATCAATGCTGAATTAGAGGCACTTACAGAACAAAAGAGGGTGATAGAGTTCCAGTACAAATATCCTAATGCACCTAATGTAAAGCTGGATGATGAAAGAAGCAGTTTAGCAGATGTAGCTAGGAAGCCAGAAATACCTACTTCACTTCCAAAGTTTGAAAGTCCTATTACTAATAAGAATATCAAACTGAATAATGAGTATGCACAAAGTTTAGGTGCTATAGCTTCTATTATGGGTTCTGTAACCAATATGACCAATGAAGGTGCGGTAGCTTGGTTAAGTTGGGGTGCTAATTTGATTAGTGCTGTAGCGGCAGCTATCCCACAAATTGTAGCATTAACTACAGCCAAGAAAGGTGAAGCTATTGCCAGTGGTGTAGCCAGTGCAGCCCAAACCCCGTTTGTAGGATGGTTGTTGGCAGGTGCAGCAGCGGCGGCTGTAGTAGCAGCTTTGGCTAGTATTCCTTCCTTTAGTACTGGTGGTATATTCGCTGGCAATAGTACTATTGGAGATATGAATCTAGCTAGGGTAAATGCTGATGAAATGATTCTTAATAACAGACAGCAAAGGAATCTGTTTAACCTGCTTAATGGTAATGGGATTATAGGTTCTGCTGGCGGTGGTCAGGTAGAGTTTAAGATTAGAGGCAAGGAACTTGTAGGAGTTCTAGCCAATTACAATAATAAAACAGCTAAAGTAAGATGAAATATACAGCACAATTCTATGATATAAATGAGAAGCTATACACATTGGAAATAGGTTCTGGAGAAGTGCAGAACATTACTTTATCTGCTACACCATTCATAACCGAGTTAGAAACTTCTGATTCACATCTATATAAACCTTGTAAGTATAGCAGTGCTACTATAGGAATGATTACAGACGATTATAAGTTTGATTTGTATAGTAGTACAGCACAACAGAATAAGGTAGTTCTTAGTAATACTGATGGTATTGTATGGGTTGGGTATGTAACACCCAATCTATACAGCCAAGGCTATGAGAATGAATTAGAAGAAATAGAGGTAGAAGCCATAGATGCACTTAGCACATTACAATATTATAAGTACACCACTATAGGCGGCAAGAAGAATATAGTTTCATTTACCCAGATTATAAACCATCTGCTTGGTAAATGTAATGCTTATAGTTCTTTCTATATTTCGGATAATACACAATTAAATGCTACATCTGACTTTTGTTTACCTAGTAAGATGTATATCAGTGAACAAAACTTCTTTGATGAAGATGATGAACCTATGACTATGCAGGAAGTTCTGGAAGAAGTTTGTAAATACCTTAATGTAACTGCTGTAGCTGATGGTAATAAGGTTTACTTTTTGGATTATGATGCTATTAAAGATGGAATCAATACTTACTATAAGTTTACCATTGGTAGTACAGCATCCACTAAGGTAACATTACAGCAGTCTAAGGAAATAGAAGCCAGTGATTATGTTGAAAATGGTGGTCAGTTATCCTTAGATAATGTATATAATAAGGTTACTGTTAAAGATAGTCTATACAGCTTTGACAGCATTATACCTAGTATTTGGGATGAGAAGTATTTAACTAACTATGGTGGTAGCTGGTCTTATGTGCAGGAAGTAAATGAAGATGGTAAAGGTGGTATGCACAAATGTTTCTTTAAGTATTTAAAGAACAGCAACTATAAATGCTACTATTATAATAAGACTACATTAGCACAAGTATCAGCACCTTCTAATATTAACTATGCTACTACACAGAACTATGTAGGTGCTACTATCTGTAAAGCCTTCTTTGATAAGGTTACTGATTTTAATAAGAAGTACAATAATATCAATTTTACAGACTATGTATTATTACACGTTCATAATACTTATGATGGTAAACTAAGACCATTGTTTGAACTGGAAGTAAATGATAATAATGTTAGCTTCATTGGTGGTTCTACCTACTTGATTATTAAGGGTAATTTTCTGTTTATGGATAGACCTGATGAAATGTATATTATGCAGGGGTATAGTAACAAGAATGATGACTTCAACCCAGATAACCTTTACATAGACTGTAAGTTAAAGTATGGTAGTATGTACTGGAATGGTTCTAGGTGGACTTCTACAGATAGTACATTCAAACTATACTTTGATAATCAAGGACAGTCAGACCATTGTATTAACAGGGTATTCCCAGTTAAAAATAACATTGATTGGAAGATGGGAATAGATGGTGAAGGTTACGCTATTCCAATGCCTAACACTAATGAAGTGATTACTGGTAAACCTACCTTTACATTATACCATCCGCACAAGGTGGATAATAGCTATAGATGTGATGCGGTGTTTCTTAGTGACTTCGATATACAGGCTAAAGTTCAGAACTTTCAGAAGGAAGAAGAAAAGGATTCTGATACTGAATACAGCAATATTATAAACGAGGACTTTGTAAATGAGATGGATTCAGAAGAATTTGCTATATGTACTTGGGATAATAAGGAATGTAACTACAGTGCAGTTTGCTATAGTGCTGATAGTACTAGCTTTACTTATCTGGATAACGTATACAATAAGGCTACTAAGCAGATGTATAGACTGGAAGAACATCTTATATATAGGCTAGTAACACAATATAATACACCTTCTGCTATTCTGAATCTGAACCTACAGAACAAGTTTAAAGTATATGCTACTATGACTGATAACCATCTTCCAAATAAAACCTTTATAGTGGATAGTATTACTACAGATTATAGATTATGTAAGCAGGAAATACGGTTAATAGAGAAGAAGTAATATGCAATTTACAAGAACAAACATAAATAAGACATTTCGTAACGGTGTAATTAATGCCAGTAATGTAGCTGTTACTAATGTTGGCGGTGGTGGGGGCAGTTCTTCTTTAAGTGGGAAATTTCTACCTG